CTCGAATCGTTTCTTATCGGCTTCACGGAAATATTTTGTTAAACAGCAATCACCGTCCCAATATTGTTCAATCGTCATACCGATTGAAAGGTAGTACGGGCACATTTCCTCGAATACTTCTGCGTAACTCCGAATCGGTTTATCAGCGGACACCGAACTTAGAAGTCCGCTGTCCACTTCACGTTTCCCTTGCTGTCTGCGGGTTCCTCAACAAGACTCATAATCGGGTCGTTGTACATTTCAGCCAGCTTTCCGATCAGTTCCTCCTTATTGGTGAGGTGACTGTAAATCTCGCGCTTCTCAAACCTGTGATGAGCCAGAAAAGCCCCGGCAAACAAATCTGGCAGAGTAGTCATGGGTTTCGTCTGAATATCAGACGCAACAAACCCATTGCGTTCCATCTGCTGAATCGTTCTCCGAGTGAACTCAAGAGTGTAATCCTTGTCCTTGTAAGTGAAAGAAAGTGTCTTTGCCATGATTGTTCGTCCTCCTTAGAATAATCAAACACCGCCTATCACGGTCTGCTCTCCGAAAAGGTAACAGGGTTGACTTTCACTTGATTTGAAATTAAGAAGCGGAATCCTCAGTGATAGGAGTAGACGGAGCGATTGTGATTGTCATTTCAACAACCTCGTTCACGCCTGCGCCGTTCACATAAACGGACAGCTCGCCATCGAACTTGAACTTGCCGTCTTCACCTGTCGGGGTAAGAGTATCGCCGCTCTTTGTGCCGCCGAACCAAACCGCATAGGTATTGGTCTGTCCTTCCAGTGCTTTCAGAGCCTCGTAATCTTTCTTCGTGTAGTTCGCCGTGAACTCAAGAGAATCGAGAGACTGAATACCCGGAATGTAGGTCTGCATTGCATCTGAAAGAGTGGTGGTCTCAAGCATTTCCGGTGCGCCGCCGAGGTCGGGAAACTCTTTAATATCAATGACCTTTTCGAATGTGCTTTCGCCGCCCTTCTTCATAAGGAACGCCTTATATGTACTAATTGCCATATCTTTACCTCCTATAAATTGTGCCATCTGTTGAAACCGTTGCACCATATCTACCGACCATTCGATAGATTGTTGCATCGTTCTGATTTGGAATCTGATTCAGCATCGTCCGCTCGAATCCAAGACCTGTCAGAACATCATCTGCGATTTTTACAATCGCTTTGCATTCAGCTTTCTTTCCGGGAATTACTTTACCTTTCTTCGTACCGCCCACCTTATTGGAATAAACCTCCAAGGAATACATGACGGAAACGTGATTCTCATTGCTCCCGGAATCAACTGTTTTCTTATAAACGGAATTATCCGATTCAACCAAATATGCACACGGATAAGACGGGGGAGTAGCAAGAACCGCATCTGCGACATAGCAATTGGGATATTTTGCTAAGATGGCTGTCCGAACGGCATTGTAAACTTCCGATTCAATGTCAATCATCCGAACACCTCCTTTGCAATATCATTTATCCTGTCCGCTACATCCTTCATTGCGTTATACATCGGCATTTCGGCAGGTGTGCCGTGAGTGAGAATCAATTGATCTCCGTTATAATATCCCCACGTTTTCTTTTTGCCGTTACCTTCTCCATAGCTCCCGATTGTCATTCCGAGTGCCGCGCCATCCGGGTGAGGTGAGCTTCCCGCCGAACCGTTATGGTAGACACCGGCACCAAACTCAACCCAAACGGCATCTTCGCCACTTGCTATAACCGTTGTCACATCACCTGTGCCGGGATTGACAGAGACTTGAACGCTCGCCTGTATCGGCTTTCCGCTCTTTCCGGTGAGATCATCAACTATCGCACCGTCAAATCCCTGTTGAGCTTCCTTCTGAATTTCTTCTGCAACCCGATCTCTGAATAATACAGCTTTCTGAATGAACTCTCTCTTATATTGCTGAACCTCCCGGATAGCAGATTCAACCCCACTTTCTGAAAGAGCAAGAGCAATGGTCTTCTTCATGACACCTGTACCTTCTTAATTGCGAGCTGTACATTGTTCAGACTTCTTGCAACCTTCTTAACGATGTAGTTATACGGTGTAAGATCGTTCCCCTCATCGTCGGTTACAAGCTCACCGTTCTCATCGAGTTTCGGTTCTTCGTCAATCCACAACACGGAATATTCATCAATAGCGGGGCAATCCTTATCCAGAACAACCGTCTTGTCGTATGAATCATCATTGCCGAACGCTTCAACGGACGTTTCGCCTTTTGCGGGAGATATGTTCGCTGAATACTTCTGAGGTGGTTTGTAAATATTGTATGGAGTGCCGGTCGCTTGACCGTATTCGTCTGTGTCCTGTGCTTTATGATCGAACAGAGCGTACCAAAAATCCTGCTTATTGATCTCCATACAAACCATTCACAGCACCCCCACCATAGGCGTAATATCTTTCAGCAAAGAAGCAGGAACATCCGCATTTTCATACTGCCGGGTAATACCATTCTCAGTATGAGAGGTCTGCCCCTCTGCACCACGCTTATGAATCATATACGCCGCAATCTGCAACTGATTCTGTTCATACCGAGCAGGAACGGTCGTAACCGAGTCATCATAAGGATATGCCCGGTTAATGACCTTCTGACCTGCCATAGCAAGATAAGCGGAAAGCAGTTCATCAGAATAATTCCCTATAACAATCAGCTTCAGCGCCGTGAGCTTTTCTGCTTCTGTCATTTCCGCTTACCTCCCTTCTTTCAATCAGCCCCCGGGTGCTGTAGTGATCTTAAAGCTCTTCGTCTCATCGGTCAGAGCCGCAAGATAATACTTACGAGCGAAGATCGTATTCAGACGAATGTTGGCATCATCAGCAGAACGAGGGGCCTGCTCAACCTCAACACCCTTCTTGTTGAATAGCGTTACCGCCGCACGAGTACCACCGACGATAGTACCCTCAACGGCATCCTTCTTAGCGAACAGATTCACGCCCGCAACCGTCCCGACATATCCTGTCCGAACGAACGCTTCAACGTATTTCAGCTCATCCTTGAGAGCCTTACGAACCTTCGCAAGGTCTTTCGGATTAACGAAAGCGAAAGCAAGCGGCGCGACCTGCGCCGGGTCATTGTCTGTACCCTCAATGTTCAGCAGAGCGACCGCATCTGCAAAGTTATCGAAAGTACCAAAGTTAGCA